GCGTTGAAGATCGGCGTAATGGTCAAAAAAAAGGGGCTGACAGTTGTCAGCCCTTGAAAATCTCAGCCAGTGAGATCGCGCGAAGCATGCCAGAAACGAGCCCTGTCATGCAACGGATTTGTGCCGACAAGAGGCAAACCAAGGCAGCATATCGCCACCCGCTGGAAGCGCGGCCACCTCAGCCCGGTTAGATGGTTCGATAGAAGTCCCAAAGACTGTCGACCAAGTCGGGTGTTAAGCCAAGCTCGGCGCTGATCTGGACGACCAGTGGGTGAAGCCGCTCGTATTCGTTGGCCGTGCGCCAATCGATACTTGCCCGCTTTCGCTCTTCTTCATCAGGAATCGCGGCGATAAGAGCCTCGACGTCTGCCTCATCCATATTGACATTTAAAAGGCCGTGGCGGAGCTGTCGCGCCGTCACCGTCGGCATGGCCGCCCGGACCTCATCGGGCGTCGGCGGCGTCCACTCGGGGATCACACCACCGCTGTCCTTCCACGCCTGCGCGACCTGGACCACCGTTGCCGACCAGCCGAAATTCGCCCCCGGACGAAGGCCCGTAACCAAGGTTTCTTCCTCGCCGCTTGGGTGACGGACGACATAGACCGCCCCCCCAATAATTTCATGCATATCCGTCGCTGTATGATCAGTTTCCGGGTGGGCCTCAAAGCCAATGAAGTCGATTATGACGGCGTCCATTATGCGACCCTCTGATAAAGTGTATGTTGCCCGTTCGTGCCTTTAGCGCGCCATGTGCCAGACAGTTGTGATCCGAAGTTCCCGCCCCCCGAAGCGGTAAACGAGTGGCTTGTTCCCGACATTTGATACACAGCCGTGGATGAGTTCCGGTTCACCACGTTGTTCGTGTAGGCTTGCACGATTGTGCCAATCGGGTAATTGGTCTCGTTGGCGCTGGACCCGTCATAGACCAGCGCCAACTTGTGAATGCCGCCGTCATTCTCTTCACCTACAAGGGCGTTAGCACTATCGTCCCAGCCAAGAAGACGGTCTGCGCCACCGCTGTTTGCATCCTTGAATACGACCCAGGCGTCACCGGACAGGTCCATATTCACGTAGACATAGCCTCTAGAGTACACATGTCCCGTGGCCGTGAGATTTCCCGTGATCGTGCCGCTTACATCAGACCGCAGAAGCTGAGAGCTGTTCAAGCCATCGAGCTTGTCACTATCCACCGCCTTATCGGTAGCGCCGAGCTTGCCCGCGATTTGACCGGTGATCGTGGTCGCAAAGTCCGGATCATTCCCAAGAGCTGCCGCAAGCTCGTTGAGCTTGTCGAGTGTTCCGGGGGCCGCGCCCACCAAGTCGTCAAGCGCCGCCTGAATGTCTGCCTGGTTGGCCTTCGTCGCCTGCAAGCTGGAAAGAGCTTCCTGAACATTGTTCGCGGTCAGGCCCGAGATCGGGTCGATGCCGAAAAACGCGGCCTTTGCGACAATCGCTGTCCACTTGCCCGTTAGATATTGCAGCATCATGCCCTGCGTGACGTCTGCGGTGTCCGTATCCTGCAAGGCAGCAAGCGTGTCCGGCAGGCCGGAAACGCTGTTGGTCAGCGTATCCAGCGCATTCTGCAAGCCGGTCACGTCGCCAATTTCGTGCCCGTGCGCACTTGCCGCTTTGCCGGCCAGTGTGGCGTCGATGGTGTTCAAGAGAACGTCGACCATTTCGACCATCAACGCGATCCGCGCCATGTCATAGTCGAGATCATTATCGACGTGAGGCTTTGGCAGGTTTTTATACTGAGTTACAGCGTCGGTCGGCATCAGAACCTCTTAGTAACCGTAGGCGCGCAGGCGCGCGATGGACGGGCGGGCAGCCGGCGTTCCGTTCAGGGTGATTTTCACGCGGCCACCGTTGGGAGCGGAGAAGCCGGCAAGGGTAAGTTTCGGCTCGGTCCAGCCGCCACCAAGCGCGCGGGCGCTCTCCTGGACAAGCGGCTGCCAATTGTCGTCGCCGGCGTCGACAAAGGCTGACACAGTCGCCCCGGCCGGTTGCCACCGGTCGAACAGTTCCCTGAAGCCGATTGCCCCGTCGATGGTGAAATGTCGGGAGACATAATCGGCCTGTTCCTGAAGCTGCCCACCGATGATCGTGGTGCCAGGCCAAAGGACCGGCGACAGGTATTCCGTCCCGCTGAGAACCGCGCGCAGCTTCAAGGTCTCTGAAACATACTCATCGAACTCGATGGCCTGCCCCGGTGCGAGCGGTATGACATCGCCGTTCGCCCGCTCCAGCTCATAGCGGAACCGGGTCTGGTCGGACTGCAACTCGGCCGTGCCACGCAGGACCAGGTCAGTGATTGCCGCAACCGCCCCTTCGAACAGTTGCACCGTCTTCTCAGTCGGGTTGAACCGGGCCGCAACGATATCGATTTTTAGATCGCTTTTCGGGTGCGCAACCCAAGTGGTTCGATTTGAGCCGGAGAACAGATCGCCGTTGGTGTAGGGCTGCGAGGCCACGAGCTGCTGGGTTTCCGGAACCACCTCGCCAAGCGTTGCAATCCTGACCGCGTGGTCCGGATCGTCCGTCATGATGACGATGCAGTATTTCTCCGAAGCGCTGAGATAGTGCGGAATGTTCCAGCGCGGCCGGACCTTGTCCCCCGGCTGAACACCCGCCATCGGAATGAACGCATCAGCAAGGATCACGTTGGTCGGATAGCCGTTGAGCGTTGTGGCGAGCTGGCACAAAAGGCCGTTCGACGCGCTGCCCACCGCCGCGATCTCCACGTCAAAGCCCAGCATGAAGCAATCGTTGGGCGGGACAAAGGTCCATGCCAGCGGATCGCCATTCATGCCGCCTTCGCGGCCGGAGCTTTCCCGAGAACCCGAATTGCGGTTCGACACGTTGGTGACGTTGGTTACACGCGTGATCTGGTTGATCACGTTAATCACCGGCGGCGGAGCGGAATGGGTGACAAGATGCACCTGCCGCATGACTTCCACCGTGATCTGACCACTGCCAACAAAAGAAGCCTGAGCAAAGCCGCCTGCGGCCCCTTCCGCCCGGATCGCATGCGTCCCGGTCGGGACACGCGCCGGGATCTGGAATGTGCCCCCAATCTCACCGTTGGCATCCGCAACAAGAGGCCCTGCCGGCGTAACGTCCCGGCCACCGAACAGAAGCTTTTCAAGCTGCTCATTCGGCGCGAAGCCTTCAATGCTGAAGTCGATATCGATTTGCCGCAGGAACTCCGCCTCACGGGTCGATTGGCTGACTTCCTCGTTGATCGTCGACCTGCCCGGAGATTGCCCGGGTGCCGCAGTGAACTCACGCGTGACCGCGGACGTCCACTGCGTTTCCGTTGCCGTCCAGAAATCGTTATTCGGGTTGAGCGCCAGCAAACCCGGCATCGGGTTGAAGTTGGCGTAGGGGTTGACCTTCATCGACCCGGTTGCAAGCGGCTGCGAGATAATCACCTGCTCGGTGTAATCCAGCATTTCCAGTCCACCGACCGTTTGCAGGAACGTCTGATAGACCGGGAGCTGCAAGACGCCCTGGTTGGCTGCGGCCGACTGAACAACGCCCGCGTCGCGGTAAAAGTCAGACCGGAAATCATCCGTGAAGATACCATCGGCAGAGACAGCCGCCCCATCCGGTACCGACTGCTCCAGAATGGTCCGGTTAAGCTGATCCGCCAGCTTAACAACCAGCGAGAAGTGCGCCCGGACTTCCTCATAGGTCGCAACGCGGGTGCCATTGTTGACAATCTCCGGAGCGCCGTCCCAGGTATTGTGGATCTCAGCAAGCTTCAGATGCCCTTCGGGAGCCTTAGGCGGCAAAGCGCCCTTGCGCGCGGATACGCCTTCGACGACAAACGGCGTGCCGTTGATATCAAAGACCAGAATGTCCTTGCGCGGGATCTTGGAATTATAGGTCAGCAGCACCGTTTCCCCGGTAACGCCTCCGGACAAGGTCACAGTGGTGGCGTCAAACGCATCGGGCGCAACCTGGTCGAAATAGAGATAGGTCACGACATAGGTGCTGCCGCTCGCCGGCTCGTCTCCGGCCGGTGCCCAAGAGATCTCGTCACCCTGCAGCGTGTAGTTTGCCGGATCGAAGGTAGTGCCGCCCTGCGTCACGCTTTCGATCCGGACGATTGATCCTTCCTGCAAGGTGTCGAGACCATTCGGCACCGCCCCACGGGTGACGTTTTCCGAAACGCGCTTGGTCACAACCGCCGAGACCAGATTGGCGATCGGCGGGCGGCCGACTGTCAGGACAGCGGTACCGCTGCCGGCATCGGCAAAGCTGAGCGTTTCGGCGGAGACAAGTTCAAGGTCCGGATTTTCCGGCAGAAACAGCGTAAAGGCGGTTTCACGGGTGCGCCGCCAGCCCTGAATGTTGGCTGCGCCGGCAGCGATTGAGAGGATCTGATTGCCCTCGCCATCGTCCCCGAGCGCAGTCACGTCGCATCCGGAGACGATATAGGACCCACGGGCGCGATCATAGAGCGCTGACGTTGCCAAAGATCCGTCAAAGGCGGGAGGGGCTGTCTGATCGACAACAGTGCCGTCACGGACCTGATAGACCTGAATAAACTGGCCTTCGCCGCCGTCGTTGAGCAAAGCCCAGGCGAGTGTCCTGTTAGCGCGATGGGCACCGGGTTCGCCTTCCGCTTCACTACCAGGCTGCAAGCCAACAAGCGACACATCTTCTTCATGGCCCACATAGGTGACCACTTGGCGCACGCCAACGATCACGTCGCCGGCAATGGCAACATTGTCGAACTGAGCCGCAGGGACCGCCAACACGTGGCCATCGATATAGATCCGACCGGGCTGCAAAATGATGCTGGCGGTGGTCGGCACGACATTCGGATCCTCCGGATCGATGTCGAGGGCAACCTTGATTGCTGCGTCGCTTTCCCGGTTGCCGTTTCCAGCAACCATGTTGCCAATCGCCTGAATGCGGCGGCCGGTCAGCCCCTGAATTTCATTGAGTTCCGCACCCTGGACATACCGATCCTCGACAAAGACCAATTCCGTGCGCTTCTCCGGGGCGCTAGGCGTTCTGTCGAAAGCTCCGGGAATGCCGGACTCGTGTTCGTAAGCCATCAGAACCTCAAGAAAAATTGGACGTGTTCGCGCACTGTCTCTCCAAAGAGAATGGAGACGGGTTGCGCAGCGATTTCCGTGCCGCCGGTCAGGCCGGCAGGCTCCAGCCACAGTTGGCCGGGTTTTGTTTGATCGGTGACATCGGCGTCGATCACGACCGAAACGGATGCGGCTTCAGAGCCGTAACCATCCCCGAAGCCCGTCCTTGCGAAGACATGCACACCGAGCGGGTTTTCGGTGCCTGGCTCCAGAAAGTCGGGACCGAAGGCGTAACCGCTCAGGCCCTGGTCTACAGCCCGGCAAACCGCCTTGCGGTAACCGATGGTCTGGTTCTGGACATCCGCGAACCGAAGCCAGCAAGGCAGTCCTTCCAGAGACATTGCCAGCGAGACCCGCCGGGCTTGTTCCGCATCGTTCGCCCATTTGAAGGTGGCAGTCACCCAGGGAAAGTTCATGTCAGCCCAAAGCGGGCTGCTGATCTCCGGTATCCAGATGCCAATAGCAGTTAGGTCCGCTTCGGTCAGATCGTGACTGAATTGGTAGTTTCGGCCAAAGGACCATTTCGGCCCCTTGCCGCCAATGCGCATGCCGCTGTCATTGGACAGGATCGAGCCGCTCAGCCGCGTCCGGCACCCCTCGGCGGCTGGCACGTCGTGCCCGTTAACGCCGCGCCGGAACGTCGAGCGCACCGGGATACTCAGGTCAACGATGCCGGCGATCTTGAAAAGATCCTCGCGGTCATCCCGGACACGGTCCAGATCAATCTGGAACTCAGCCCAGGCTGTGCGGCGCGCCGGCGGGTCCTTGAGAACGCCGGAGTAACCGACCATGTCGAGCCCCTGTGCGACGGCCGCATGGGTGCCTCGCACCCGCGCCCATGGAAGCCCGCGCGCAAGAACCTCGGCATAGCTGGAAAGATACGGCACCAGCGCGGCAAGCCCGTATTCATCGACCAGGAATGGACGGAGATCCGGAGGCTGCCGGCTGTACTTCCAGCCGGAGATGTACTCGACCCCCGGCACAAGGTCGGGCATGAGGTTTGTAGCATTCGCCAGCGCAACGTGTTTTGGGCTGATATTGTCAGGCAGAAGGTCAGCGCTCATCGGCCGCGTCCCCCGTCAATGACCGTCACCGTGCCGATCGCAATTGCTTCATTCGACGCGGCGACCACGTCGTTGGCCGGACGTTGAACCGTGACGTTGGAGACCCCCGGCAGCATGGCCTTTGCCGTGACCCATGCGCGGGTCAGATCAAGCCCGAGCAAATCGGTTTCAGCATCACGAGCGGCAACAAGGTAAGTTTCAAGCTCCTGCGGGAGAGACGCCGGCGCATCCGGTGACAGGGTGACAGTGATCGTTACATCCACGATCTGGCGAACCGCGGACATGACGTTGTAGCGGTCAGACACAAGCAGGACGCCGGGAGCTTCAAGGGCCGTTTGAACGATGTTTAAAAGGCTCTGGCTGGCGTTACCGCCGATCTCGGTAGAGAGCACCGCAACGTTCACGGTCGGGTCGCGGCCTACGCGCCACGTCGCAATGTCACGAACGCGGAGATCCGCGCCCATGGCAACGCTCTTGAAGCGTTCCTTGGTGCCGCCAACGGAGCCGCCGATCGTTGCAAGCTGGATCCGCACTCTGAGCCGGTCGTCGCCTTCGCCGGGAAGTCTGGCCAGTTTGTACAAGCTCGCGAGGTGGTCCAGGTCCGAACCAGTGGAGAATTTCAGTATCTGATTGCGGGCCGCCTCATTCACGTAAGACGTGAACAGCATGGCGTAGAACGCCGCCAGCTCCACCTGGATCTTTGCCGGGTCGCTTGAGACATTCGCGTCCCAGGTGATGCCCACCGCTTCGCTTTCGGCAACCATTCTGTCGGTCATCTTCTGAAGCCACTCGTCATAGTCGATCGACTTCAGGACTTCGGGTTCGGGCAGAGCGTCAAGATCGATCATGCGGCCTCCCGGTAAAGCTTGAGGGGAGCGGTCGACGCTTCCACGGCAACCTTGTCCTGGTAGTTTCCAAAACGGCCTTCCGGGTAATAGGTGCCCGAATGGCGGACACCGAGACCGCCCTCCCTGGTCAGCCTGACAAGCTGCATGGAATGGATCCTGTATTCCGGTTCAT